ATGCCGCGAATAGTGGCGATCTCGGTATCGCAGCAACCGATGCCTCCAATGAAGTCGTTATCGGCGGCACCGGGAATACAAGCCTACATCTGATCACAGGGGGGCAGATATATTTCTATTGTAATGGTGTATCGGTATGGCAACTCTATACCAACAACATTATCGCTAATACCGATAATGCTTGCGACATCGGTATGAGTGGTCAGTTTCGACCACGCAATATCTTCGTGGCTAGTTCCGTCGTAAATAAGGTGAAGGCTGGCACACCAACGGATACCGATGTCACGAATCCTACCGACGGCATGATGGTATTAGATTCCACTGCAAATAAGATTTGGGTTCGACTCAATAGCGTGTGGAAAGGTGTTGTAGTTGCATAAATGAGTTCATTAGAAGTAGAATCAACAGTAGCAGAACCAACCACATCTCAACTAGAACATGATATTGAAAAGACTATAGAGAAGAGCAAAGAATGGATACCCGAAGAAAAGCAGAAGCAAGTACTATCTTGTCCAGATAGTGTATTCGAATTATTAGGTGGAGGTGCAGCAGGTGGTGGAAAGACTGATCTAGGAGTAATTCTACCATTAGCTAGACAATTCCATGAGCATCCTAAATTCAAAGCCTTAGTGATGCGCAGGACATTTACTGATCTTGAGAAAGAAATTGTAGTACGACAACATGAATGGTATAGTCCAGCAGGTGCAATATACAATGAGCAGAAGAAAGTCTGGAAATGGCCTTGGGGTAGCCGTATTCAGAACGGTCATGCTGAGCGTGAACAAGATGTAAGGAAATATGATACAGCAGAATACAACTTGGAGGTATGGGACGAAGTTACCCATTTTACTGGATTCCAATACCTATACCTCAGTATATCTAGATGCAGGAGTTCATCTCCCGATTTACCTGCAATTGTACGCTCTTTTACAAATCCTGGGAATATTGGACATGCATTCTTCAAAAAGCGTTTCGTCAATCCATACCCTCAGGGCGGAAGAATACTCAGGGATAAGATTACAGGTCAGAAGCGAGTATACATTCCATTTCTAGGTAAAGACAATAAATGGCTGCTGAAGAATGATCCGACTTATCTTTTGCGGCTTGAAGGATTACCTGGTCCAGAACGAAGAGCAAAACTATTTGGAGATTGGAATTCATACGAAGGTCAGGTCTTTTCGGAATTTAGAATACTCCACGTAAATGGAGAACCTGAATTTGCCCTCCATACAATCAAGAAATTTCAAGTACCTGAATGGTGGCCTAAGTTTCTATGTATAGATTGGGGATGGGCTGCCCTGACATTTGCGATTTGGGGTGCAATCAGTCCAGATGGTAGAGTATTCATTTATCGCTGTTACCAATGGAATGGTCCAGAAGTTCCTAATAGTCAGAAGAAGACAACTCAAGTCTGGGCTAGAGAAGCGATGAATCTCACAGGAGATGAAAAGCTAGAAGACTTTATACTCTGTCATTCAGCAGGGCAACATAGAGGTGAAGAGAAAACTACCCTGGAACAAGTTAGCGAAGCATTTGAAGATAGATACAACATTGAATTGGCGTCACGCGATAGAATTGGTGGCAAGAATCTTGTACATGAATTTCTTAGATGGGAGCAGAGACCTAAATTTAAACGCGGAGAAGTAGAGTATGAATCCGAAGTAGCCGCTAAGATACTTCGATTGAAAGGTGAGAGTGCGTATAATGAATACATAATGAGCTTCATAGATGAGCCAGATGAAATTAATCTACCGAAGCTCCAGATCATGTATAACGGAGTAGAGGATAAGTCACCAGAAAACGTAGCCGCTGGGGTATTATGTGATGCAATAGCGGCTTGTGTCCCAAATGAAACTAACCCTGAGGATGTACAGGAATTCGATGGAGATGATCCATACGATGCCCTTAGGATGTTAGTAAAGATAGCACATAGATACGTAGAGAAGGCATCAGATGAGTATGGGAAATTACAACGTATCCAAAAGCTCGTTGAGCAGTTCAAGAATAACAAAGATGCGACTGCATATTATCGGGCTATTGAAAAGATGGATAGAGAGATTGAAGAAGGCGTTACAGTACGTAGGCTATCTACTGTATCGCGCAGGTATAGGACTCATTAATTTCTATGCATACATGAGGGAGCCAATCCCATGCAAGTCATGTATCATTTATCAGCAGTGGTTGGAATATGAAACGATCGAAAAAAAGTTCTGGATGGAAAGGTACTTTGCAAGAGAAAAAGAAAGTACCGAAAAATTTGGAAGTCAAGAAAAATCAGATTTTGAAACAGAACTCCAAGCACTCAATACCTTCCAAAAAACGAGGAGCTGGAGTGCAATTAGGTCGAGCCTGGAGGAAAAATTAAAAAGCAGACATGGTAGTGATATGGACAGAATTAATCAATTTGAGGATAATCTATCCAAGGCTGAGCGTATCTTTGAAGAGAGTTTAGGTAGAACGAAGGGAGATAAATAAAGTGCCATTCCTACCAAGACGTAAACCTGCAGGGGCCGTTTTTGGTCCAGCTAAAGCTGCATCACTCTCAGCAGCAGTTCCACCGGCTTCAAGAATGGGACCGCCATTCGTGAATACCGCATTCAAGAAAAAGAAGTTGCCTACAAAAAACTCATCTAACAATTCAAACTTTGTGAATTACTTTGCTAGATCTAAGGGCGGGATGTAATGTATCCTCCGAATCAGGACGATCTGGATTTACTCAGAGCTACCCAGAATAGTCCTGCACCTGCAACTACTGAGGGAATGAATCCAGAGGAGACGCCTAATCCTCTATTTGCTGAAGATCAGACTTCCAATGTTCAACAGCCAATAGAGGATCATGGCACAGATGATGAAGAAAATACTCTTCTACTGGACATCTTCAGGAAGGCAGAAGAAGAAGATATTGACATTCGATACCCAATGCTAGCTAGAGCAAAACGAAATGAATTGTATTTCAACAACATACAGCAGTTAGTATATGATGAAGGTGCAAGAGATTACAGAACCGCAGATCAGATCGTTGCACAGTTCGAGGAAGTTCTTGGTGTTACTGATATCAAGACTAATAATATCTATAGGGCGTTTGCAGAATCTCTTATTGCGGCTCTTAGTGTGGCTCCTCCTGCAGTAGAATTCATTCCAGATGATTCAACTGATCCAGACGATATCGAGACTGCTGATGCATATTCTCATATCTCTGAGTTAGTGAGCCGGCACAACAAAGCTCAGTTGATGCTGATTAAGGCTCTTACTATTTTCTTCAATCAGGGAATAGTCTTTGGATACAATTTCATCAAGAGTGATATAGAATACGGCTCCTACTCCAAGTATATCGGTACAACAACAAAACAGGTTGAGGTAGTAAACACACATTGTAAGTTGTGTGGAGATAAGATAGATAGTTCCATACCATTGAAATCATTCAATCCAAATACTCCAGTCGCATGTCCTGAGTGTGGATATGCTGGAGTTCCAGATGCATATCAAGTATGGGATTTTGTGAATGAACCGATTTATGACGATTCTCCTAAGTCTAGATCTTTATTCGAGGTATTCGGATGCACAACTGTTAAAGTTTCAATGTACGCTAAGAAGCAAGCTGATTGCGGCTACTTAATCCTCAGAGTCGATGACAATGTCGCCAAATTCCAAGCTCTCTACGATCCCCAGGGAACAAGATACAATATTACGTCTGAGGGCGGAGATACAACTAAATACGAAAGATGGGCTCGTACTCCATTGGCTTACAGTGGAGCAATTCCAAATCACCTTACAACTGCAAGATATGCATGGATCAGACCTTGGTACTTTTACATCTGCGATGACGCTGACAAGGCATATAAACTCATCCAAAAGTATCCTGATGGAATTTGTATCACGGTAATAAATGATGAAATTGTAGAGAAATCACATGAGAAAATAGACGAGGCATGGACTGTTACTTTTGATCCTAGAGCCAATTTCATACATGGTGAGCCACAAGGCAATGCTCTAATTCCAATGCAGGATGCTGAGAATGATATCTTCAATCTCGGACTACAGAGTATTGAATATGGAATTCCTGAGACATTTGTAAATCCCAAGACTCTTAATATCCAGTCCTATAAGAAAGCTGGTGGTGGACCGGGATACATGACAAAGGCTCTACCACCGGGGCCGAATCAGAGTTTGGCAGATGGATTCTTCACTGTTAAACCAGCGACGATGTCTAACGAATATACATCGTTCGCTCAGCAACTTAATCAGAAAGCTCAATTTGTCACTGGAGCATTCCCTTCGATATTCGGTGGTCAACCTGAGAATGAGTCAACGGCTACTGAATATCAAGCATCCAATGCGAGAGCTTTACAAAGGTTGCAATTAACTTGGATTATGATGTCTTCTTTTTGGGGAGATCTCATATTCAAGGCAGTACGTCTATTCGCTCTCAATATGGGAGAGGACGAACAATATTCTAAGAGAGAAAAGGGTACATACGTTAATGTATTCATTTCTAAAGCTAGTCTGAAAGGCAGAGTAGGACACGTAGAGCCAGAAGTAAATGGTCAGTTACCACAATCATGGGCGCAAAAGAAGAGCGTCATAATGGGGCTGATCAATATTCCAAATCCACAAATTGGCCAGATTCTACTCCATCCAAATAATTCAGATCTACTCAAGATGATCACTGGAATGCCGGAGTTTTACATTCCAGGTGAGTACGATAGGAACAAGCAATACGGCGAATTCTATAAACTATCTACATCACAACCAAATGGTACCCAGTCTAGTATACCAATTGATAGAGATGTAGATAATCATCAGATTCAATCTGAAGTTCTCAAGAACATTCTAGTATCTCCAGTAGGAGTCACTCTATACGAAACAAATCCGGTAGGATACAACAATTGCATACTACACTATAAAGAACATATGGCCGCAATGGCTCCGCCACAAAGTATGCCAGCAATGGGACCAACGCAAGGAATGGGTCCAAATACTCCTAATCCAGCCGCTGGGCCACCAGTACCACCGAATCCATTAGCTGCGCCTCAAGGAGTGCCGCCTAAGGTTAATCCTGCACAGCCAG